CTCCGATGTTTTACACCATACCACAGTATACACCATCACATGGTTTAACTGTTGGATCCAGATATGACAATCGTTATATTTAAGTGGACGAACAACCACTGCTGATTTTGGTATCAGCCACCCTGAATTTTAAGTCTTCAGCGACTTTATTTTAGGAAATCTCACAACAATAGCTAAGTAGCCGGAGTTGTGGTCCAGACAAGTCCACTAGCAGTCTCAAAGCCTGCTTGATTGAACATGCCAGTTCCACGAACCAGTTCATTAGCCAAATTATTGATTGAAGCCCTTATAGCTACAGTAGCATCGTCTACCCTCTGAGTCGCGTTAACGATTTCAGTAGTATTCGGTGCGGGTTGATTATCAACCTCTATTATTCTATTTCTAGTATCAAAGCTATTTAATAACGCCGTGATCAACGGATCAAGCGTCGAATTATATCTATACACATAGAAATCCGATGCAGGAAATCTCACTGTCATACTAGGCACAGGTTTCCAGGCATCCGCAAATTGCTGTTGGACTGTTGTCCTAGCTTGTTGCGTTTGAAACTGGTTACCCAATGCATTTGTACACAGATTGATCAGCTGCACAGGATCTGCATAAGCGGAACTTAAGTAAACAAATTGGCTCGGAGAGTTGATTGTATAAGGCATATTGATTAAAACGTACTCGATGACGCGATAGACTCGTCATCACTTACATTATCCTCAATTTCCTCAATTTTAAAACCCTTCTTACCACTATTATTTATTTTCTTATTATTAACATTATTACCTACCACTTTCTTTTTTGTTTTCCGGAACCTTTCGAGTTTTACAGCCATTGGTACTTCATCCACGAACTCCTCAACAACCTTTTCAGTGAGTTCAATTGGCGAGCCGTCTGTTACACTCAAAATACGTTCCCTCAAACCTTTTCTTACATTATTTTTATGTACTACACAAATTGAAACGAACTCCAAAGATAAAGGACAGTATCCTTCTTCCATAGCCACTCCTTTGATATTCACTAACACTTGCCACGGGTGCTTCTCAGCATCCTCGGATGTTATTGAATAATTAGGGATTAGCTTAAAAGAAAAATTCTTTTTGCAAGCAGGGGCGTGATACGCACCCAGCGTTGCTTCCTTACTCCTTTTCATTCTCTTATCTACAATACAAACACTGACACCACCACGACAGTTATCCGGGAGATTCCACTCCCCAGACACTACCAAACCAGCTAAGCACACATACCCATTCTTAACTAACTTAACACCTTTAAGTAAATCTACATCAGAAAGACTATCATTCTTAACAGCCATAATCTTGTCCACAGTCGATATTCTAACACTCTTGACCTTAGTCATGAATGCCGGAAGTATCTCATCCTGTTTCGAAAGATCAATGAACTCGCTAATTTTGACAGTATCTCTGAGACTAACAGCCATTTAAAAACAAAGTTCTAAATAAAAATTTATCACACAAAAATTTGTTAACACAATTAAAAGCAAACGAACCATCAATCGCGGTTTTATGAACCTCCTTGATAGCTGCGTTCAGCTGCGGAAAGTAGGCACAGTTTCCGAGCGAACAAGCAACATCACACAAAGACACCCTCAACTCTTCCAAATGGTCATAATCCTTAATATGTTTTGCCCCAAGTTTGGAGATCAACTTCAAAGGATCATAATACACTATTGCTCCCTTATCATGGTGTATGATGTATCTACC